GTCAAGTCAGTTTGTGCAGCGTCACCTGCAAATACAATCTTACTATTAACTCCTAAACGTGTAATGATGGAGTCTAGTTCGTGGAAGTTTAAGTTCTCTGATTCATCCACTAAGACTATACTATTATCTATGGTAGTTCCACGAATGAAACTCGTAGACCAGAATGATATTGTGTCCTGTGCTTTAAGGTTAGCATAGAGCATTTCAAATGATGGGTCATCAGGCATCTCGAACATGAACCTAACCATGTTCTTGTATGGTATCTGATAAAGGTTTGCTTTATCCTCATGGTCGCCTGGTAGGAAACCAATCTCTCTCGTTGGTACTAACGATCTGACGATATACAACTTATCATAAGGTGTTTTCTCGTCTAGTATATCACGAAGTGCCAGATATATGGTAATGAATGATTTACCAGTACCAGCACATCCAAATAGGAATAAGTTTTTAGCTTTATCCCATGCATCAAACACTTTCTGTTGTGAATCAGTAAGAGGTTTGATGTCTAATAGATGTTCTGTTCCGATAGGTTTTCGTCTCATCTGTCTGGAGGATAAGTTAGCCAACGTTGGCTGTTTTTTGCTCTTTACGGGCATACTAGAGTTTGTCGAATTTAGCGTAAGGGTGATGCTTCTTCACGTTGTTCAAGCGATCCTTGAACCCCTGAGGAAGTTTATTCTGATAGTCACCTACCTCTGATACAGCAGATGCTACACCTGCTTGCCAGTTTTTCTCCCATTCGGGATTGGCAGTCCTCCACTCCTCATATTGAGAAATGGTCATAGTGAGTTCCCTTTCCTCACCTGTATCATAATTTTTAACTGAATACATTGGCATTACATATACTCCCAATTCAATGCTTTACTACAGATAGGAAATTCTTTTTTGAATATACCACGTACCTCTTTCACGATGTCCATGTGTTCTTTTTGAGTCCCGTGTGCACTTCTTAACTCTATATAGTGGATCCATGACCGAACACTACCTGTCATGTATAAACGGGTGGGTGTTGCTAACGGGAGAACAAATCTCGAACACTCCTTTGCCACTCCCTCTTCAATGAGTTCATTATAAAGAGACATCGCTTCTTTAAAGTGATGAGCGATCTTACTTTGGAGGATGACCTTCTTCTCATAATCTATGTTATCAATACTGTTTTGTCTATTCTTATGATCTTGACTTCTTAAATCAGGTATAGGGATCTCTTCTGCTAACAGATTAGTGTCAGCATATCTTTGACTAAACTCTTGAAATGTAAAACTACGATGTCGTAGTATTTGAGCACCAAGACCTCTAGTGGTCTCGATCTCTAATGTCATATGTGCTTGCTCAAAGACCGACCAATGACCGTGCTTTATGCAATATGCCAACAAACCATCCACGGTTGGATTGTTTTGGTTCTTTGGATTGCTCACTCTCGCCACGTACCCCATCGTTTTTTCTGCGTTTGGAGTCACGCTTATCAGTTTTACGTTCATGTTGTTTTTTAATCATTTTTGCATACCATGCTTCTTGCTTGGTATACCACTCAGGATGTTGCTTTGCTCTTTTTATTAATTTTTTTGCTGCTTTTTTGTCTTTCATGGTGGGTCTTAAATCCTATCCACTCGTTAATAACGAAGGTAGCCCTAATTGGATATTGATTCCAAAAGAGCAAAAATGAACGCATCGTCTGAGTTTCCCCAGTGCGTTCGCTCTCTTTTAAAAGATCCAATAGTTCTATATCACTATTTATTTGTGTGATCATATAAAGCCTCAAACAAATTATCCGCTAGGTCGTCAATGTCTTGACCTTTAGGATCTGCTTCAAATAAGAAATCCTTTGGATTTTTTTTCTTCTCTTTGAACAGATCATTTGCTTTTCGAGAGATATGTTTTGGTATCGAAATTTCCTGGAGAAATTGTTCCTCCACAGAATCCGATTGATTTGAGGTGTTTTGATCCGATTTTGTCATAGTAACAGTCGAAAATGTCTACTTTATTACCCATCACTATATCGTAATGGTCGGAGTAATGTTCTTCTCCTTTTTTCATGTCTAGGTAATGAACTAAACATGCATTTGTTGGAAGTTTTTTATCATGTGCTTTAGATATCTCACATGCATTATGTAAGATGGTAACACGATATTTGTCTTTGAGATTAGCAACTTCCTCGTTACTTTCCCAAATCATGATCTATTTCCCCATTCGATTGAAGGGAATGCTTCAGATACTACTTGCTTAGTAATCCTATACTTTGCTTGTAAATCCTTATTACATGCAGAAACTAGCATTTTTGCTTCATCAACATGTAAACCTTCTAATAACTGCACAAAGAGTTGTTCTCTCTTCATACCTTTAATAGAACTGTCTCCACCTTGGAAGAACCTGTATAGTCCACGATACTCATGTGTTAAACGAGTATGTTCTGTACCTGCAGGTGCATCATTTGGTGTAAAAGGTACTTCTCCTTCTGGTAGAAGGAATTTTAATGTTTCATCAAAATTGATGATTAAAACTGCACGTAAGGCATCTTGATTATACTCTTGGAGTAAATCTACCTTCTCTGCTTTAGTTTTAGCAGAAGAAACCTTTTGAAGGATTTCAGTTATAAGTGCATCATTAGGTAATTTTCTTGGTGCCATATCAAGTCACTTTTTTAGTATTATATCACACTTCATCGTCATCGTCAACAAAATCCTCAGGATCTGCAAATCTAACAGCGAGAAGTTCTTCATTTACATACGCTCCACCGCCATCGAGGAACTCAGGATGTAAATTATCTAGTTGTCTCTTATATGTATGCTTCGCCACAGCCTCGTGATATTGCCAACCTATGACCCCTCCTAACAAGAGACTTAAAAGTATTCCTACCCCAGAAAAAAAGAGTATTACGTTAATTTCCATCAGTTTCCTCCTTACGTATGTCGATCCTTATACGTACCCAACGGTTTAATAAACGAAAGGTACGATCAATGTTGCTTGGTCGTACCGCCCTCCTTCTCGGTAACATTAACTCTATACCCCTATTTAGAGCGTACTCGTCTGGTCTTATTTTGTTTGTATTGTTCAGCATCATGAAGAATATTATAAAGATATTTTCTAATTTTTCTCGCTTCGGGTTTAGTCCAATTTGGGTATGCTTCTTTCATGTAAGAATGACCTCCCTCTATTATAAGGTCGAGGTCATCTAAAGTGCATCTTATGTTCTTTGCAGTTCCACAGGTGAGAAAGTCCTGTATTTCTTTTTTTGTTAAATTGTTGTGGGTCAAGTAATCGTACATTTTAAATGTATGCTTATGCGATATCATAGCATCCTCAACAACTTTTTCTACGATGTCGATGAGTACGTCTTCTTTATCCATATCAGACCATATTATGTTCTTTGAGATATTTAACAGTTTCGGTACATCCACCGAGTTTCACTCCGTTACAAACTACCTGAGGAAATGTGGAATTTCCTCCAAATTCTTCATAAAAGGCATGACGATCAAAATCCTGATCTAGTTTATATTCTCGAAAATTAAATTTTCCTAATTTTAGTATTTCACATACTTTGGTGCAATATGGGCATCCATCTTTGGAATAAACAGCAAAATTCATGGAGTGAAAGTAGAAACAAACGCAAGTCCGATTAATAAAACACAGAGACCACCTAGTACCTTATAGTACTTACGAATTGGTGTTCCGAAGTATTGTTGTCCTATCATTAAACACTTATGTGCAGGTGATAGCAAATATCCAGAATATTCTGTTGCTAAAAACCAGACCAAATATTTATCACCAAAAATCAGCACCAAAGCACTTGTCATACCTGCATACTTACCAGATGACCCCATAATCCATGCTGCAAGTGTTGAAACGAGAGTAACAGGTATAATCATGCTAGGATCTGCTGACTGAAGGTATGCCATAACAGGTGCTTTGATGAGACCTACGACACCACCCAATGCAAGCACTATTGTTGAAATAATGGCAAACTGTTTGTTGATATATTTGCCCCAATTCCAATCTTTACACAACCATGCATAGTAACAACACATAGCACCAAACCAAGGGAAAAAGAATATTGCTCCTGCCTTTCCTACACATAGCAAAAACCACAATGTAGCGATAAATGGTGCCCAACCTCGTAATGCCCTTTTCCAGTCAAAATCACGAATATTGCTCATATCGGGCAAAACCGATCTAGGGTTCACTTTTGTAAAAATGTACCACCACGTATATCCAAGACATATGAGTAAAAAGGGAAAAGTATGACGTAGCATCTCTCCATACGTAATCCCAAGTGCTGCCATTGGTAATATTATCGTTTTTTCGAGTGGAGACCACCAATAATAGTGATGTGTGCTCAAATAGTCGATAATACCAAACTCACTCCTTTTCCTCTTGTCAGGAGGTGCTATAGCGTCCAGTAAAGGTGCTGAAAGAGCAACTCTACCAGGAATAGGCAAAACACCTCCTAGAAGCGATGTAATGATAATCATAATGCGATTATCCTTAATATATCGTTTTGCTAAAGAATACACATCGTCTAAAACGTGATATTGACGAATGTACCCTCCTAAAATCATTATTCCGAAGATGTAACCCATATAGAGTTCCTTCTTCGCAATACTTGCTAAAATTTCCATAAAAAACGTATGAGTAAAAAATTACCCGAATTTTTTTTCCGACTTTTTTTGAAACATAAAGTCGAATCTCCTGAGAGAATTATAGTATATTATACCTGAAGTGTCAACAGTTCTTATTAAGATCCTCTGCCATGTTACCACCTATCTCTGCCCCCTGATTACCGCCAAACATAGCGACCCAGCCAGCAGCAACCCAACCAACAAAGGGGATACCACTAAGAGCAGGAGCAGCACTAGCACCAATACTTGTCCCGACCAATCTGCCTGTACCTTCTGCACCTCCGATTGCTTTAATACAGGCTTCACTTTTTCGGGCAGCAGTTATCTTTGCTGCTTCGCCTTGTGTCAAACCTGGTTGTCCATCTAACCATGATCTATGATTAGATACTGCACCACCTTGGTTGATTGCACCATCCATGAAGTACTCCTCAGTAATCTGAGTTGTCTCGTTTGCTAATCCTAAGAAACCACCCTTCTCTTTGATGTCCTTAGTAATGAGTGCAGTCTTTGGATCGTTAGCACTATAACTTATCTTATATCCTTCTTTATCTGCAGACACTACGTATGAGGTGTAAGGTCCTACAGGTATGTCTAGGTCTGGTAGACCATCTTTTCTGTTGGCAATCATGCCAATCAAACCGATATGAGAAAGACCAAGCACTCCACCCAAACCTAGAGCAAACCACTTGGTTAAATTTATTTTCTTCTTTTCATCCTGATCCATCATGTTAGCAATTACTAACGTATATATGCTACCACTCTTCTTCTGCTTCCAAAGATTGCTGATATTCCATATTATTCTTGCAATATGCGTGAACATCAATCTCCATTTTATGATGAGCACGAGTGTGAACTACTTGTATCAGTGCTAGTGATCCCACGAGACACAGGTTCATAACTGTTAGTGGGTGAGTAAAGTATTTCATCATATAAAAAAAGACCCCTACTATGTAGAGGTCTTGATCCATCTCGAACCGAGATTATTTAGAAAGTAAAACGAACGCCTGCTTTTCCAGAAAAGTCAACGTCATCTTCGTTTGTTGCACCGTAGATCTCACCGTAGAACTTACCGTAAGAACCACCTAGGTAACCTGCAATCTCTACGTCGCCAAACTCATCTGCAGCTTCAGTATGTCCTACTGTAGGTCCTACAGATGCGTACCAACCGATACCACCAGGTGTTTCTCCTTCGTATCCAATTTGTGCTTCTAATCCACCAGATGTATATGCACCATCAGGATATGAACCAGTTGCTTCCAAATTAACGTATGGACCAGCAAAAGCTGCACCAGCGAATAGGAATGGAGATGCTGCTACTGCAG